GTCAAAATCCCAATCGCCCTCCAATAATCTTTTACGATCAACCTCAGGCAACCGCGCAAGCGTTTCGGCATAGGTCGCGGGTAGGTGGGGATTGTCACTAACTCGCGACTGGATAAACACTAAATGAGGCGGTAAGTGTCCCGAACGAAACGGGGCGAAAAATTCATTGTATAACCAGCCTTTCGACGGGTTGCAGGTTAGCAAGATTTTCGGGCTTAAATTGTTTTGGCTTAATCGGTATCGAATACGGCTCCGAACTATATCGACCGCCTTTTTGCTCACTTGACTGCATTCGTCGATAAAAGCGTCGGTAATTTCAAGGGAGCCAAGCGAATCAAATGAAGGGTCTGACGGGTACGCAAATAAGTCCTTTAAAATGATTTCGGAGCCATTGTAAAACGTTATTACGTTGGACTGGGCGTTATATGTGTAATGTTCGTGAGCCCTGAGCCCAAACATCCCCGCAACCTCGAAAAAAGTCTTTAAAGTGGTTTTTTTCAGCGTGTCGAGTTTACTTCGACCAATTAGGCCGCGAGTACCTGGGTATTTCAAACGCCTCATTATTTGCCACGCGCACCCGGTGAATGACTTCGCCCCCCCAGCAGCTCCGCCGAATAAAACAACCTCGGCCGCTGAATCAATAGCAAGGGCGTTTAAACATTCCGTTTGTTTGGGTAAAAAGTTAATCGCCATTTATGCCGAGTAAATAAATTGGGTTTCGGGTGCGCTCATAAAGCATTTTCGAAACCTTAATTAATTGCCTTCGGTTCCGTTCAATATCTCCCGAGGTTTTGGGCTCAAAAGATAGCAGCCGCCAGCGTGTAATTCTCAATTCGTCCTCGGTTAGGTTTTTAAATTTTCCCATTAGATAATGATTTGAATTTTACCCAGCCGCTCCCTTGTGGCGAACATCCCGTGGTTTGCTAGTGAGGCCGTTAATTTATTCAAACGATCGCGGGTTGCCCTGTCGCAAGAATAACGTTCCTCGGTTGCTTGGCAGGCGTGTAAAACGGTGGCGTGTCCGAATCGCTTTGTAAATAGGTTTCCAACCTGTTGGTAACTGAATTCGGGAATTTCGGTATAAAGAACATACATCGCCAGTTGCCGCGTATGAACGTATGGGGTTTTTTTCGTTGTGGAATCGCGATAATCCTCAAGCCCACTCGATTCGGCGATTAACTCAAAAATCTTATTGGCTATTTCGTGCGGCGTCAAAGCGGGCACGTTGAACCGCTCAAGGTAGTTCACACTTGCCGCCAACATTTCGGGGTTAAAATAGGGCCCCAAAAGGCTAAATAAGGCCCGTCGATTTTGAACCGATACGAGGTCAATTGCTTGGGCTAGGCTTTCGTAGGCGCTCATAATAGTTCACAAATTGGGGTTCGCGTTATTTTACTCAGCCGTTCAAGGTCTTTAAGGCTCATTCGCTCGGGTTCTTTCGCCCAGCGGTAAGCGGTGAACCTGCTAACCTTCATTCGAGCAGAAAAAAGGGCTTTCGTGCCGAAATGGTCGTTAATGATTTGGTCTAGCTTTTCGGGGCTCATAAATCCTTTTTAAAATGTTTGTAAAAGAAACGCAGCACGAGCACTAACGCAATAACGCTCACAATGCCGTAAAAAATCGCAAAGGCAATAGCCGTATATTTTAGTTCAGTCATTTGTCACCTCCGTATATTTCGTTGTAATATTGTTCGGCTGAGTGGTCATAAATTTCGGACCCATTTTTCCAAGCCTCAATAATTTGCTCTCTTTCCATTGCTTTGGCCCATTCAATAGCCGCGTAATAATCTTTTTGATATACTACGGGATTATCGTTTAACCATTGCGCTAGCCATTCAACGCCAGTTTGCTTTTTCATTTGTAAATCGGGTTTTTTGTTAGTGTATAGAGGTCGCGATTAACGCTTACCATTCGGCGGTGCAACGTGTCGCGCATATAGTCGGTTTTGATATGAGGATAAAGCCCCAAGATATCGAGCCGCCGTTCTTTGAGTTCCTCAATCGTTGGCAGTTGTTTCGGCTTCATTTCGGGGCTCAATGTTTTTAGCGTTTCTAATATCTTCGATTGCTTTCTCATATCCCGCGGTATAAGCGGCATTGGCAAAAGCGGCCTCGGCCTGAATGAATTGCTCAGCCATTTTCAAAACCTCGCGATAACCGCCAGCGGCTAACGAGTTGGGGCCTGAGTTATATCGTTTCTGAATGATAGTGAGAAATTCATTTACCGGGGTTAACAAGGGCGGTTTTTCCTCGTTAATAAGTGTTTCATCTTGCATACTAAATAGGGTTTAAATTAGTACCGACAAAAATATGTTAGTTTTTTGCTACATCGACCAACGGTTGAAAAATTCTTTAGATATTGAGCTCGAGCGCCATTACCCAACGTGGCGAAAGTTCGCGCGGGGGTTAACCCGTGACGCGGTTAGGGGTGACGACCTGTTGAGCGAAACCCTTTTAAAGATTCTCGAAAACCAAAGGGAAAAGGCCGAGCAGTTAGCGAAAGAGGAAAAGTTGTTTTACTACGTGAACCGCGCTCTTTACTTAATGCATATAGACCCCTCGGGACGTTTTGGGGTGAAATATGGTAAGTTCTCACGGAACTGGGAAACGCTGAGCGAAAAGCATTTAGAGGAACCTATCGCCCCGTGGCTGGGTTCGCGGTTGGATAACGAGTATTTAGACGCCTACATTCAACTGATGCCTGAATTAGACGCCGTCATTTTGAGGCTTTACACGTTCGAGGACTTCAGCTATAAGGAAGCCAGTAAGGCGACGGGAATCCCGGTTAAACAACTTTACAAATTAGTCGAAAACGCCATAGGTAAAATTAAACGCAATGTTCAAAGTACCCCCAGCAATAGCCGCCGAACGTCTGACGATCTGCCGAGCTTGTAAACACTTCAAAGAATCAACGCAAAGTTGCGGAACCCTCATTTTGGGGGATAAACTGAGCCCTGAGGACTTGGCCGAGGCTGAGGCGTCCAACCTAATAACCCATTATCGAAAGAAACTCAGGTTATGCGGTTGCCATATGCCAACGAAAACGAAATACTCGCTCTATCGTTGCCCTATTAACAAATGGGGCCGATATAAACTCAATGAAGAAGAAACCGAGGCCCTCGCCGCCTTCATTTCGGGGCTACCGACTCAGGGCGTTTATACGGCTCAAATGGTAAAGGAGGCCGCCGCGTGGTTTACTAAGATGACGGGCCAGCGTTACGGGTGCTCAAGCTGTAAAGCGGGGGTAATATTTCAATTCCTCAAGGATTCAATAGGCGCGGCCAATTTGGACGATTTGGGGTAATAAAAAACGGCTTTCCGTTTAATAAATAGGTAAATAACTGATTATGCCACTACCCGAAAAAAAAGAAAATGAAACGAAACCCGAGTTTATTGCCCGTTGTATGGGTGAAAACTCAATGGTTACAGAGTTTCCCGACGCCCCCCAACGGTTCGCCGTTTGCCAAGCCCAATGGCAAAAATAGATGTTAATAACTACGCCTCGGGTGCGGTTTGGCCGTCGGTGAAATACCAATGTTTTCGGGAAAAATGAGAAATTGACAACTTGAAAAAATGCAAATAATCGATTTAGTATATTATTTCTGTGCACTGGCTCTCATTACCTGGGGGATTTGGGGCACTATTGAGGCAATAAAGGAGGCAAATAATGGTAAAGATAGAGGACACAAATGACAACAAAAAGAAAATGCTCGAGGCGCTCGAGAAATCGCTCGGTATTGTAACGACCGCTTGTAAGTTAGTTGGCATCGCTCGCGAAACTCATTACCGTTGGATGCGAGAGGATGCCGAATACAAAGAGGCCGCCGATTCCATTTCGGATGTGGTGCTCGATTTCGCTGAAAGTAAATTACACGGGCTCATCGATTCGGGCGATACTGCCGCGACAATTTTTTATATGAAAACGAAAGGCAAAAAACGCGGCTACATCGAACGCCAAGAATTAACCGGGCCCGATAACCAGCCCGTCATAACAATAAGCGCGAACCTATGAAACTGAAAATAGCGGGCGACTGCTCACAAATAACCCTTCGCCAATTTATGGACTATCACAATGCCGTCGACGATATCGAACGGGCGATGGTTATCGTAAACAAATCGAGGGAATATTGCGAGAGTTTAAAAGTTGATTCGATTCAAACGATAATAACGCTTTTCGAGGAGGTTATAGATTCAGCGTCGAGCAAATTCGAAAGGATTATTTCGGTTAATGGCAAGCGCCTCGGGTTCCTTCCGGATATTAATTCGATGACGTTTCGCGAGCACGTCGATTTAGACCAGTTGGCCCAAACGATTTGGAAGGAAGGAAAAGCGATCGACTACAAAGAACTCCCGCGTTTGATGGCGATAATGTTTAGGCCTGTTACCGAGCAGGTTGGGGAATACTACAATATTGAGAAATACGAACTCGACAAAATGCAAAGTTACCTACCCGAAATTATGGAGTTGACTTTAGACCGTGTAAACGGGGCACTGCTTTTTTTTTCGAGTATCGGCGCGGAATTAGCCAACAATTCTCTGGTTTATTTGGACTCGATACTTCGGAAGGAGATGGCGACGATTATACCCCCTCAGGCCTTTCGCGGTGGGGATGGTATCACATACTCGAATCAATAGCGGGGCAAGATTTGACTAAACACGAAATGGTTTTGGATAAGGCGGCGCGGTCGATTTTTACCCACCTCAGTTATATGAGAGACTACCAAGCCGAACAAAATAGGATAATGAAACAAGCGTATAAAATGCGATGATTACGAATATAAGTTACAACGTTTTAATTGAGCGGTTCAGGGCGTTTGCCGATGGCCATTACTTAATAAGGGGATTCACTCACGGCGACCCAAGTAACGTCAATTTAGAAAAGGGCGTCGAGTTCCCGTGGATGCACGTTTTCCCCGTTGAGGTTGAACCCAGGGCGGGGAGCCGACTTTATTCGTTCATCATTACGTTCGCCGATTTGCCGCGCGATAAGGAAACGCCGCCCGAATACCAACGTGAAATGTTATCGGACTGCATTCGATTGGCTGAGGACTTATTAGCCGAAATTCAAAACGGGTTGGTGCTTTTCGGGCCAACCGTTGAGCTCGATGGGTCGGCATCTATTGAATGTTTCATTAACGAGTTTAGCCATACGCTAACCGGGGTTAATTTATCGCTCACGCTTTCGGTTCCGTGGGATTGGTCGGCTTGCGATATTCCCGCCGATTGGTCGGTGCGGCGGTGGCGGCGGTTCGGGTACGGTGACAAGTGTAGCGTTAACAGCGCCAGCGGCTTTCAACGTTTCGGGGTCACCTGTTACAACCTCGGGAACTTTAGCAATTAGCGCGGCGGGTAATTCAGGACAATACATCGACGGCTCGGGCAATCTTCAAACATTCCCAACTATTCCTGCGGCTCAGGTGAACAGCGATTGGAACGCGGTTAGCGGAGTTGCTGAAATTCTCAATAAACCGACGATACCAACCGAGCTCGATGACCTTTCAGATGTTAACGCCCCAAGCCCAACGAACGGGCAGGTGTTAACGTGGAACGGCAGCGCGTGGATTAATTCAACGCCAGCAACTGGGGGAACGGTCACAAGTGTAGGTTTGACCATGCCGAGCGCTTTTGCTGTTACAGGTTCGCCAGTGACGAGCGCGGGAACGTTGGCCGTAACGGGTGCGGGCACGACGGGCCAATATATTAGGGGCGATGGAACTCTCGCCAATTTCCCAAGCACCGGGGGCGGTGGTGGTCAAATCTTCTATTTCAATGGTAATATTTCTCAAGGCACAATCGGGGGAAATGCTTTTTATGAATTAGGAACGGCGGCGAATACAGGGCCAGCGGCTAACTTTACTCGAGCGACAACGGGGGTTATTGCGCGATTCATTACTGATGTCGTCGAGCCTAATCATTTAATAATCCCCTCGGGCGTTTGGACTATTGATGTGTATTTGAGCGAAACGGGAGGCGGTTCTAACAACGCCGAAATAATCGCGGTTTTAAAAGTTTATAACGGCGCAACGTTCACCACGATAGCGAGCTCACCACTTGAGCAAATAACAAACGGAAACGTTATCGACCTTTATACATTCGCTATTTCGGTTCCGAATACCATAACAGCCGCAAGTGATCGCGTTGTAATTGAGTTTGATATTCAAAACACGAATGGAAAAACGGTTACTCTTTACACCGAAGACGGCCGAATCGGCGAGGTGCATACTACTTATGCAATTGGGCTCAGCTCGTTAAATGGATTAACCGCGAGCACCCAAACGTTCGCCACGGGTACGGCGGGCACTGATTTCGGTATTAACTCGGCGGGGTCGGTTCACACATTCAACCTACCAACGGCCTCGGCTTCAAATCGAGGCGCTCTTTCGAGTGCTGATTGGACGACGTTTAATAATAAACAAAACTCAATCGGTTTAACGACCGTTGGAACTAACCTCGCAACATTGCCCGACCCGAGCGCGATTAGGTATTTAAGAATTAACGCCGATAATACGGTTAGCGCTCTCACGCTGGCGGCTTTAAAAATCGACTTGGGGCTTGGTACTGCTTTTTTGAGTGGTGACGTTGCCACGAGCGGAACGGCTTGGCAGGATATAACGGGCCTCACGTTTGCAGTCACGGCGGGCAAAACTTATAAATGGAGGGCAACGATTCCATATACGGTAACCTCGGGTAATATCAATTTCGCAATAAGTGGCCCAACGCTAACAATTACGCGTTACAGGTTCACGGCGGCCGCAACGGGCACGACAAATTTCGTAAACAATCAAACGAGCTACGATACGGGGACGCTAGTTGCTGGCGTGAATGGATGCGCCACGAGTGACGGCGTTATAAGATGCAGCGCTAACGGGACGGTGGCAATGCGAATGAGGTCGAGCGTTTCGGGAGCGTTGACGGCGTTAATAGGTTCCATTGTTGAATTCGAGGAGGTTGTTTAATGGCTTCGCTCGCTGAGAATAGAGAAATATTAGACGCCTTCGCCGAGCGGGTAATAACCTCGGCTCGGGCTAACCTTCGAAAGAAAAGGCAAATACGCGGGCGGTCGGTTAATCGAATCGATACGGGCAACCTCAGGGACAAGTTAACGTGGGGCTATTTTAAGAGGGGAACGAAAATTTTACAATGGTTTGGGGTTCCCGCTAATGATACCGCGACGCGTAACTATGCCGACGTAATCGAGAAAGGAAGGACGCCGAATAACGACCCGTTGACGTGGCCGCCCGTTAGTCCGATTTATAGATGGATGGAGCGAAAAGGATTGTTCGAACCGGGTGAAAAGGAGGGCCGTAAATGGTGGCAAGCGTCTCGAATGGCTGAGAAAATTGGCCGCCGTGGTATCGTTGGAATATTTTATATGCGCGACGCCTTTCAAACAGAATTCAGGAAAAGCGGGCGCGAATTCCGTGAATTCTATACAAGGGAGATTTTAAAACAGCTCAGGTTAAAGGCCGATAAATACATAAAATAAAATGGCGATAACGATAAACGACCAGCCGTATAGTTGGACGCCCAGGGGGCAAAAATTGATATACGCGTTGAGCTCCGACAATTCGGGGAATACGGGTTTTAAATTTGGCATTGAGGTTCTCGATGTTGCGGCGGGCAAAACATATAATTTTTATTTAGACCCTAGCCCAGATGGGGATGTTTATTTTGATTTGAACCCTCTCGTTAATCTACTCAATAAAGAATCGGCAATTATTCACGGGACGGTAACGGCTAACTACGTCGAGCCCGTTGGTAATTCGTGGAAAACGTACGGGCTAACATTTACCGAGTGGTGGATAGTTGGGGGGATATTAACCGAAAACGAGGCTGTTTCAGAAACGACCACGACGGCGGTTTATAATGGATATTTACAACCCATTGAAGGTTATCGGCCCAACGTTTTCGGGAGCGTTGACGGCGTTAATAGGTTCCATTGTTGAATTCGAGGAGGTTGTTTAA